GCAGCCGACGCAGCACAAGCGGCTAATAAGGCGCAAGCTGACGAGTTAGCAAAACAGACTGAGCTGGACAAAGCAGAAGCATCCAAGCAAGCTGGCTTAGCACAAGATGAGGCAAAGCGGCAAGCGTCACGCAACGCTATTAGTGAGCAGTTACGCAAAGAAGGTAGTGGCGAAGGAAGACGTAGATTCTTAAAAGGCGCAAAATAATGAAAGACCAGTACAAGCATATCAAAGACGCATTTAACGAGGCTAAGTCATTACGTTCTAATTGGGATGTAATGTATCAGGTTTTGGGTGAGTATATATCGCAGGTGAAACAGAACTTCGAGGGACAACCAGCTAACGGTGAGTTTCTAACGGATGAAATATTTGATAGCACAGGTACATTTGCTGCAACTAATTCAGCATCTGCGTTATTGGGTATGTTATGGCCAGGGGCGGCAGCTCAAGCAATTGAGATTAAAGCGCCTACTGATATGGACGAAAGCACAGAGCTTGCTGACTTCTATGAAATGATGAGCGATGTCACAACTAAAGCGATGGACGACCCAAAAGCCAACCTATCTATGGCATTAGATGAATACATGCTTGATGAAGTTATATTTGGAACGGCTGGTGTTGGTATTGACCCTGGGTTTGAAAGTGAGTTGTTATTTAAACCTCATGGAGTGAAAGAGCTTTATATTGATGAAGGCAAGAATGGTAAGGTTGATACTATATGGTTGTTTTATGAATGGACAGCACATAGAGTTGCAGCTGAATATGGTGAAGAGAACGTAAGCGAGCAAACACGTAAGTTGATTAAAGATGGTAGTGGGAATACAAAGGTTAAAATCCTTCATTCTATTATGCCAAGAAAAGAAAAGAAGGCAGAAAAGGGTAAGCTTGCAATGCCTATCGAGTCTATTCACTTAGAGTTTAATGATTGTCACCTACTGCGTGAAGATGGGTTCAATGAATTACCTATTGCAATAGGTAGAATGACCAAGCTTGTATATGAAAAGATGGGTCGCGGATTTGGACAAGCTGCATTGCCAGACATAAGAGAAGCTAACGCATTGCGTGAATCTATTATCATTGCAACTGAGAAAGCATTGAACATGCCTCAAGGTGTTATTAGTGATGGAATCATGGGGAGTGGTTATATTGATACATCTGCAAACGCTATTAATGTATTCAACGCCACTAGTAATGTGGGTAATGCTTCACCTATCTTTGATATTGGCACAGTTCCGAATGTGGCTATTGCAGAGAAAAGACTAGAGGAGTTAAAGCAAACTATCTCACAACATTTTAACATTGATAGATTACTAGACTTCAATAACGATACACAAATGACATTCGGCGAGGCTCAGATAAGAGACCAGCGCTCTATGAACTCAATGGCTGGGTTATTCAATAGGCAGATTACACAGATATTCACACCTGTTATAGAACGGAGTGTTGGTATACTAATGAGGTCTGGCGCTTATGGAGTGACAAAAGGTAGTCAAGAAGAAGCTGATATGATTGCAGATGGTAAGGAGGTTAAATTCTTTCCTGATGCGATACAGAAACGCCTAGAGAAAGGCGAGGATATATACCAAATAGCTTATCGAACTAAGGCAAGTAATGCGGCTAAAGCTCAAGAGTATATCGGTATATTAGACATTATGGGATTTGCTGCACAAGCATTAGAGGTTGACCCAACTATAAGAAATAGAATGGATTTACATAAAGCCGTTAAGGTTATGGCTGATATACGTGGTATCCCTGCTGGTGTGATTCGTGAGGATGATGAGACGGATGAGCTTAACAAGCGAGATCAAGAGCGTCAACAACAACAACAACAACTTGACCAAGTAGGACAAGGTGCGGCAATAGCTAAAGACGTAGCACAAGCGGAGGCAACAGTTGCATGATTGAAATAGACGAGAAAGCTTGTAAGGCTGCATTTAATGAAGTAGCAGCCACAGACGCAGGAAAGATTGTATTGGCATCTATTATGCTAGATTGCCGGTGGAATGCCACGATAGTTTCGTCCGAAGTTCCACAGGTAACACAATTCTACGCAGCACAACGAGGCGTTTATGGCGCTATCCGGGAGCATGTGAAAGCAGAATATTTAAAACAAATTGAATTTAATTATAGGAGTAAGCCCCATGACAATGGAACACGCGACACCAAACGAATCACCAAGCCTTCCGACAGAAAACCAAGCACCAACAGAAAGTAGTTTCACAGTTCCAGAGGCATATGCAGAAAGTGCATGGACTGAAAAAGTTAAATCAACTGATGACCTATGGAAGACAACGGCTAATCTCCAAGAAATGATTGGTAAACGTCCTGCTGGCATACCATCTAATGATGCAAGCGATGCTGACTGGGATAGTTTTTATAAAGCTGCTGGTAGACCTGATGAAGCTAAATATGAATTTACTGACGTTGAGGGGTTGCCAGAAGGATTTGATTCTGATGGATACAAGGCAACTGCCTCTGAGATACTACACAAAGCTGGACTAAGCCAAAAGCAAGCGGATCAAGTATATCAAGCATTTATGGCTAATGAGCTGAAAAGTGCGGGTGAAGCACAAGAGCAAAACACTGCACAAGAAGCCTTAAAGGATGAGCAATTTAATACAATAATGACAGAGCATGTCGGAGAGGATTATTCTGCTGCACAAGAGGCGGCAACAAAAGCCCTAGAGCATTACGCCCCACAATCTCTTAAAGGAGCATTAGAGCCGTTACTTGATAGCCCAGATGCGTTAGCCGCTGTGGTACTCACTATCAATGGTATTAAAGCAGAGGCCGATCAAACACGAAAGGATTATACCGGTGAGGGTACTATCACCACAGGCGGGCAACCAGCCAGTACAACACCACAAGATGTACGAGCTGAACTAGCTGACGCAAATTATCAGTTGTCGCAAATGAACTTCCAAAGTGAAGGCTACGCAGAGTTAACAAAGAAAAGAGACGCTTTATCAGCAGCTCATTCACGCAGTTATAATAAATAATTGCATACCACACTAAAATAATGTAATATAGTCCAGACGGATACCTTCGATTCTTTAGAAGCCCGTCTGGTAGAGGGCAATTCCTCAGACAACGCCCGCCTCTTATGGTGGATACCGTATCGACTTAAAGATATTTTATTCACACAATAGGAGGACTACCAATGGTAGATTCAATTGATCAGGCTCTGATTATAGAGTTTTCAGATTTAGTACACAAAGTTGCACAGCAAAAAACATCAAGACTTAAGCCTTTGGCTCAAATTAAACAAATGAGTGGTGACGTTTTTGCATATGATGGTTTAGGCCGCGTAGAAGCAAGAGAAGTAACTGGACGTAATGTTGCAGCTACTTTTGACGACATTGCACATAACAGACGTAAAATCACACGTAATAGATTTGTAGTTAACCTACCTATCGATGCTAGTGATGTTCGTGGTGCATTGATGAACCCAGAATCAAATTATGCTGACGCTATTGCAAACGCTGCTCTACGTCAATATGACCGTACAATCTACAACGCTGCATTTGCAAGTGTATTAACTGGACGTGATTTTGAAACAACTGTAACGGCTGCAACTGATGGCGTAACAACTGTTAATGCAACGGCTGGTTTGACTTACGAAAAGCTACTTGAAATCAACGAAAACTTCATGAACGAAGATGTCGGTGTTGATGCACAGGAAGATATTTTCCTAACTATTACAGGCGCTGAACATACTGCATTGATGCAAGAAGAAGAGTTAATATCTTCTGACTTCAATCGTGCGTTTGTTGTTGAGAGTGGACGTATTAAAGAAGCTGCTGGAATTAAACTAGTTCCTTTCGCTTCTAGTGTACCATCCCCAATCATTCCTGTTGCTAGTGGACAACGTGCGCTATTAGCTGCATCTTCACGCGGTATTTGCTTAGGTATTTCTAAAGAGATGTCTATTAAAATCCAAGAACGTAATGACCTTATCGAAACTACTCAAGTACAAGTTGTGTTTGAAATCGGTGCTGTTCGTACGGAAGGTGTTTTGGTTCAGCAAGTTAATGTAACCGCATAAGGAGAATCGATATGACTGATACAGTAAGAACAAGACTCGACACGTTGGAGGCTACAGGTCTACCAGCGACTGTGACGGCAACTGCTAGTGAGCTGAACTTATCTGACACTTCTGCACAAACAGAAACGTTAACAGCAGAGGGCGCAATATCGGTAACGACTAGAATCACGAAAGTGGAGTTAGCTGGTGCTGGAGCCATAACACTTGCAGTTCCTGACGCTAGCATGTTGGGGGTGGTTAAAATAATCGACCAATCTGCTGACAACGGTGCTGTAACACTGTCATTAGCAAATGTGCAAGGTGGCTCAGCAGCTACTACTGCTACGTTTGCAGATGTTAACGACGCTCTAATTTTAGTTGGTGGCGTTAGTAAGTGGCATGTTATTGGTGAATCTGGCGTTGCACTATCATAATTTAATTAAAGGAGCTATAAAATGGCTGTAGAAGATAAATACACGGATACTAACCTAGATGCTGGTAAAATTTCCAGTAGCTTTACAGGTCAAGGTCAAAAGACCGTGACTCTAATTGCAACAGAAGAAATTGCTGCTGCTGATGACGATGGAAGCGTATATCGCCTCTTTAAGTCTGTTCCTTCAACTTATATTCCAGTTGAAATTAACGTTATGTGCGATGCTATAACAGGCTGTACTGATGTTGAGATCGGTTTGTATGAAGTTGGAGTTGGTGGCGCTGCTGTAGATATTGATGTACTGATGGGTACTGATAATATTTCTGCGGGCATTACTCGCATAGCTGGTTATCAGTTGGGTATGGCTGCGGTTGATGTTGCGGATGCAGGTAAAACGCTTGCTACGCTATCAGCTCAAACTAACGTGGATGCTGCTTACGATATTGCTTTGACGGCAAATACTGTAGGGTCTGGCGTGGGTACTATTACGGTAACTGCTACTTTCATACAAGGCTAATTAATGAGGGGGAGGTGTAAAATCCTCCTCCTTTTCTACAGGGGATATTATGGCTATCACTTCAAAAACAGATATATGCAACCTAGCTTCTGATTTATTGAGTGGCTCAACTATAGCAGATATCGATAACCCCACGACAGTAGATGAATCACTATATGCAAGATGGTACGACCATTGCAGACAGAAATCATTAAGAGAACACCCGTGGAGCTTTGCAGCGAAGCGCGCTATATTGGCAGCATCAGCAACAGCTCCTTTGTTTGGTTATGAGGCGCAGTTTCCATTTCCAGCAGATTTTATGCGATTCCTAACGGTTGAGACTGACGACGGAGTGCAGTATTCAGCGGAGGCTTACCAGATAGAACAAGGCGCATTGATGTTGTCCACTAACTTAGGAGCATCCACAAGCGTACGTATTAGATATGTATACGATATAGAAGACGTAACAAAGTTTGATTCGCAGTTTATAGATTATCTAGCAATCACAATCGCATTAGCGTTGGCGTTTAAAGTCACGGAGAGTAATACTTCGGTGCAAAGAGTGGCTCAACTAGAGAAGAAGCAAGCTGCTATGGCTAAGGCTATTAATGGCCAAGAGCGCCCACCTACAAGACTGCGTAGAAGCAAGAACGTATCAGAGCGTTTAAATAACGGTTCATCAACTACATCACATAGGATTATATTCTAATGGTAACAGCTAACGTATCGTATCCAGACTTTTCAGCAGGTGAATTAAGCCCTAAGATGTATGGCCGATTCGATCTTGCTGCTTTCTTTAATGGTGGCCGTAGGGTTGAGAACTTTGTAACGCAAGTAGGCGGACAAGCTAGTTATCGCCAAGGCACTGTTTATGCTGCAAAGACAAAAGGCAATCAATTAGCATATCTGCATAACTTTAAATTCTCCGACTCTTTATCATATATATTAGAATTTACTGACCTAGCCCTGAGGTTCTATAATAATAACGGACAGGTGAGAGAAACAGCCCAAGCGGTAACTGGTGTGACTAAAGCCAATCCAGCGGTTGTAACTTATGGCGGTGCGGATAACTATGCTAATGGTGACTCAGTATTCTTTACTGACATTGTAGGCATGACGGAGCTTAACAGTAACGAGTATACAGTAGCTAATGTAAACACGGGGGCGAATACATTTGAGTTATCAGGTGTAGACAGTACAGCATTTACAGCGTATTCAACAGGTGGGACGGTCGCGGTTATTACAGAGTTGGTAACACCCTTTTTGGAAGCTGATTTATTCCAATTGAAGTTTGCACAAGATGGTGCTGATATGTATATCGCACATCCAACATATAACCCACAGAAATTAACATATACATCTGCTACAAGTTGGTCAATAGCGAATCATTCACCAACAGCATTAACACTAACGGCTAATAATAGACCATCTGCGGTTGGAACATATGAGCAAAGATTAATCTACGCTGGAACAAACAACGACCCGAATAAAATACAATTCTCTAAAGCTGGCGACTTTGGTGACTTCACGACTGGTACAGGTGTATTAGATGGAATATCTTATACTATTGCGGGTGGATTAAATAAAACAGCATGGTTAGTTGGTACTAATACATTTTTAGCTATTGGAGGGTTTGAGGATGTTTATCAAGCCACTGGTGGGCAAGAGGAAGTAATAACAGTTGATAGTGTATCTATTAAACCGACTAACTCATTTGGTGTTGCTGATATAATGCCAGTTAGTAAAGGCACACAGATATTCTATATGCAGGGGAATAACCTTATATTACGCTCGTTTGAGTATGACCTAGCATTAAACTCATATACTCCAGTTGATAGAAATACTATTGCAGACCATATAACATCATCAGGCATCACACAGATAACATACCAAGAAGGCAGACCAAATGTCTTGTGGGCTGTTAAAACGAACGGTGTATTGATTGGCATGACGGTTGAAGCCTCAGAATCAATATCAGGTTGGCATAGACACACTACAGATGGCACAGTAATTTCAATTGCAGCAATACCAAGAGCAACAGCATATGACCAATTATGGCAGTGTGTAAAGCGTGTGATTGATGGAGTCGATACATATTACATAGAGTACTTTACGGATGATGTTAACTATCCAAGGCGTGAGGATAACATCACATCAGATCAGGTTGCGGATGATACATTGTATGAAAACCTAATGTTTGAATCACAAAAGACATATATTCACCTTGATAGCTCACTTTCCTTTTATGGTAGTGATTTAGGATTCGATGCAAGTGCAACACTAACACCAGCGGCAATAACTGGAGCAACGATTGACTTTACCGCAAGCGCAGCGGTGTTTACATCTGCTATGGTAGGTCGTGAGCTATGGAGAAAAAGCGTAGATGGTACGCAAACAGGCCGCGCGGAGATAACCGCTTATACATCCACTACGGTTGTGGTTTGCACTGTGATTGAAGACTTTGACGCAACTACTACGATACCAGCGGGTGAATGGTACTTGACAGCGGGAACATTTACGAACCTTGAGCATTTAGAGGGGGAGGTAGTATCGGTTGTGGCAGATGGCGGACAGCACACACAACAAACAGTTACTAATGGCGCTATAGTATTAGATAGCCAATCGTCAGTTGTTCATGTTGGTATGCCTTATACTGGTTACTTAGAGACTATGGACTTAGAAGGTGGTGGAACAACTGGAACATCACAGACCAAGAAGAAGAACGTGCATGCGGTAGGTTTTAGATTTTTAGATACATTATACGCTAAATATGGTACAAGTTACTATAAGCTGAATCAAATAGAGATGCGTGACGCATCAATGAGTATGGACAGGCCGCCTCTTATGTTTACTGGTGACACAAAAGAAACATACACAAACGAATCTAGTGACCGCCGCGATGGTGGATGGTCACGTGAAAAGCGTGTAATTGTCTCACAAAACCAGCCTTTCCCCTGTAATGTTCAGTTAATTGTCCCATATATGAATGTGAGTAACTAATGGAATATAGATATTACAAGTCAGAAGACCATCCAATGCTTGCCCAGTGGTGGGAATCATGGGGTTGGGTGGTATTGCCCGAAGTGGTATTATCGAAAACAGGAATCATTATCTCGAATGGTGGTGTTGATGTTACTGCTGGGTTCTTATACAAGACAGATTCGGCTGTATGTTGGGCAGAGAATTACATCTCAAACAAGACAGCACCAAAAGAACTACGCAAAGGCTCGGTTGAGTTCTTAATTGAGCGATTGATGATAGAGGCAAAAGAGCAAGGTTTTATGGTTATAATGTCTTCGGTTCAACACAAAGGTTTAATACAGAAATTAGTAGATGCTGGGTGTGATGCTCAGTATGAATCAAACATGAGTAATTTAGTAAAGGTTTTGTAATGGGTGTAGTCACAACGGCAGTATTGGGAACACTAGCAGTAGCGGGCGCGGTTTCTTCTATAAAGGGCGGTTTAGACGCTAAAGACGCAGCAAAAGAACAGGCTAGTTTAGCACGTTCGGATGCAGCAGCGCGAGCAACCGAGACGGATAGAGTTACAGCGAGATCATCTGAACTAGAAAGCCGTAATATACAAGATACATTAGATAGGCGAAAACTAGCATTCTTAGCGTCAGGTGTTACACTAGAAGGCTCACCACTATTGGTTATGGAAGAAACTAGAAAACGTGGCGCTGAGAATATAGACGAAATAGAAAAGGCTGGCAAAGCAGGTTCGGAAGCTCAACTAGCAGAAGGTAGAAGAGTTGCTGCATCGGCTAAATCAAGCGGAAGACAGGCGTTTATAGGTGGTATAACAGGCGCAGCGAGTTCACTCTCAAGGTTGGCATAATGAAGATACCGAATTACACGAAAGGTTTAGTAATAAAGCGCGAGACTGCAAACAACGTAGACCTCGGACAGATAAGTGCGGCTGGTGCAGAGGCTAACGCTTTCTCACAAGTTGCGGATATTGGCGTGCAGATAGGCCAGAAGATCAAACAGAGCAATGACTTATCAAAAACAAATTCTGCTGTGATAGAAGAGCAGAAGAATGATATCGACTTTAATGATTCATTCCAAAAAGAGAATCAAGATAACCCTATTGGTTACGCAGGGCGCGCTGCAGAAGCGAGAAAGAAGCGCAGGACGGCACGAGCGGATGCGTTAGGCAATGAAGAGCAGAACGCAGCGTTTACACGGGAGATGGCGCAACTTGATATGCGGCAACACGAGAAAGATATTCAGTGGGAGAACAAGCGCGCCACTGAGCAAATGGCCGACACTATAACCCAAAACTTAGCGGATAATTCAACTATTGCTTATAGAGCTGGGCAAGACGGCTCGGATATTAAAGAGGTGCTACATAATGTAGATGCTACTGTGGTAGCGGCTGGTCAGCTTTTATCTGTTGAGCAATTAGAAGCAACGCAATTCAAAGGAAGAAACCAAGCTATAGAATCGTATCTAACTGGTCAAATACAGAGCGACCCAGATGCTGTGCAGGCTGTGTTGAATAGCAAAAAATATGACGGTATCTTAACAACGAAGCAAACAATAAGTTTATCTAAGGCAGCAGAGACGCAGAAAAAAACTAACAAGGAGGCTGCGAAGCGAGCGGCAATAGAGGCGCAAGAGGCCGACATTTTAATTCAGTTGGCCAATAAAGATAAATACATGGACGTTATAGCGGATGATGAAATATCATCGGACGAGAAAATAGTTCAGATAAATGAAGCAGATTTAAGAGGGGAAATAAGAGACAAAGATGCCATAGAAATGAGGCGTTACATTACATCGGTTAAGGCTGTGGATTCGGTAACTGACTCTGCGGTGATGGGCGATATCGTAACGCGGATGTACGAGCTTAATACAATAGAGGACGTTAATCAAAAAGATTATCTTATAGGTGTGGAGAACATACGGCGCGACATTATGAATATGCGCTCGAAGGGGGAATTAAGCGCGGATGATGAGAAAAAACTTAACAATCAAATGAAGACGCTGACAAGCGCAAAGACGGCGGATGCAACGAACAAAATAGCTTGGTCTTTTGGAAAAGCGAATAAAGCCATTAAAGCACAACTACCGCCTGAGTTAAGAGGTGAGGCAACAAGGCGTTTATTCTATGAAGTAGAAGGTGACCAAATAGAGAAAGAAGCGAAGAAGACAGGGAAGGAGATGCGCACTTTGTACGAAGCTAAGGTGAATAAAGTAATTGATAACATGAAGCTAGAAAGACGCGCCAAGACTGTTAGTTTAACACAATCTATATTAGCACCAGTTGCCTTGCCAATTGAACAGACAGAAGAAGATTTTCTGACAGAGAAAGGATTTACAGAAGATAGCATCCAAGAAACAGCAGAGAAATATAATCTGACTAGAGAGCAAGTTATACAGAAGTTGCGGGGTAAATAATGGCCGACCTCTTTGCTCAAGAAGGAATAGCAGCAGAAATAGAAACGCAACGGAAGAAGAGTGTGCCTGCAGACCTGTTCGCACAAGAAGGAATTAAACCACCATCAATAACTGAGCGTAACGTTGGGGCGCTTAATACAACAGTTGACCTCTCTAGTGATAAACCAGAAGTTCAGCCCATTAAGGAATCCACGGACGAACACGCACAGCAGATGGATAGATTGGCGCGAGCTAGATTCTCACCAGAGAAAATAGAAGAATGGAAAGCTAACCCTATAGGAGCGGGAGCCGCTTTTGATTGGCTGGATATTGCCGATGTTGTTCCGTTTGGTGGGATTAAGCAAGCGGCGGATGCAATAGGCATTAAGAATCTTGCGGATAAAGTTCAGGAGGGTGGCGCATTAACGCCGTCAGAACAAGAGCAGATGGACTTCTTTATCGACAGAACGGTGGAGATGAATACGCGGGGTATGACGTTTGGCGGAAAGGTGGTTTATTATGGCTCGCCATTACCAGCATTTATGGTAGAGTTTGCGGCCACAGGTGGTGTTGGGAAAGTAGCCCAAGCGGCCGCAGTAAAAGCGGTAACAAAAGGTGCAGCAGTTGGAGCGGTTAAGGCTGTAACAGCTAAGTCACTAGGCATTGCATCTAATATAGCGGCTAGATCGGCGGCAATGCCTAGTATGTATATAGAGAAATACGGCGAAAGAAGACTTAATGACTCGATGGCGATTACAGACAAAGGTCAATTAATACTAAAGGACTCAAAAGAATTACCAGCGACTAGTGCATTAAAAGCTTTTGCTTATACAAGCGCTGAGGTAGCTAGCGAATTATCAGGCGCAGCAATAGGTAAGTATTTAGTTAATCCAGTTACTAAGGCAATTAAAACACCACTAACGCAAGGGATAAATAAACTTCCCACCGGTTTAAAGACTGGGTTACTTAATGCTTATAAAAAGATAAAACCGAACGCAAGAGTATCAAAAGTATTTACGGCGGGTGGTTGGAATGGGATGTTAGAGGAGTTAGGCGAGGAGCGCGTGGCGGATGTTTTACGGGAGTCTTTAGCTATAAACCTTGAGGAAGGATACACATTCGATCAGGTGCTTGATGGCATCACACCATCGAAAGATCAGTTATTATTAGAAGCTGGGCTTATCTCTATTATGGGTGGCGTTAAAACCTCAACCGATATCGGAATGAATATTCTAAAATCCAAGGGTGCAACGCACGCAGAAGCAAAGGCGGCAACAGATAATCTGACTGCTATTGAGCAAGATTCTTTAGTAAATGATACACATAAGGTAGAAGCGGAGCAAATAAAAGGTTTGTCTGCCCTCGCTGATAAGGTGGTTGAATCTCAAGTGGAAACGGCATTAGCTGGCGACCCACCAGCAATAGACCACACAGAGAGTAATTTTAATAAATTCTACCGTGACTGGTACGACAGTTTAGCGCCAATACAAAGTGCAGAGAAGTTAGCTGTAGCACGCGGGGCTGAGATACAAGCGGGCGAAAGCCCTAATCTATTGTCACGCACATACTCTGGTATCATTGGAATGGCGCGGCAGAACCTACAGAATGAAACATATTCTATCAAGAAAGATGGTAATATTGAAATCACAGGAAAGGGTTTGCGTCCTATATTAGAGGATTTCGATAATTCTATAATTCATGTTGAGCCAAAGCGTGAAGCTCGTGAAGTAGACCTTCGTGAATATATGATTGCAAGAAGAACGCTGCAAGACCTAGAAGGCCGTGAAGACGTTGAGGTATCAGAGAAAGTATTAACTGAGCAGGCAAATACAATGTCGCGCCTTGCAAAGAAGTACGGCCAAGACTTTCAGTGGTTCGACACGCATGCACAAGAGATATATGACTATCAAGCTCGCATATTAAAGAACTTCGTTGATTCGGGGAATATGTCGCAAAAGTCTTATGATGAGATTTTAACAAAAAATCCAAACTATATACCGTTTCAACGTGTGCTAGAGGAGGAGGGGTTTAAAGATGCAATAACATCAAAGGGTGTGTTTACTGGCGCTAACGCAAAGAAGGTTATTAAGCAAATCAAAGGCTCGGATAAAGAAATAAAAGACCCTGTAAACTCTATCATGGCAAATACTGTAAAGATTATTGATGTATCGCAGCGAAATAGAGTAGCTCAGAGTGTAGTTAGTCTTGCTGAGTTCATGCCAGAGTATATCCAGAAATTAAAAACTCCTATGCAGAAGGTTACGGTTGATGGTAAGGATGCTTTTATCCCTTCTGGCGTGACCCCTAAAGGAGCTATCACAGTATTTAAAGATGGCAAGAAGCAATTCTATCAAGTGTCGAAGCCGATACTAGAGGCTATGGAGCAATTACAACCCACGCAACTAACGTTCCTAAATAAGATATTTGCAGTGCCAGCATCCGTCTTGCGTGCTGGAGCTACACTTGTGCCTGAATTTTGGGTGCGAAACGTATTGCGTGACCAGACCTCTGCGTTAATACAATCCAAAGTACGACCAACCCCAATAGATATGGTTCAAGGCTTAACATCATTAATTGGTAAGACTGATTTACATAACGAGTGGATGAAGTCTGGCGGCTCTTTTAACTCTTATATGGAGTTGTCCGACACAGGACTTGAGAAAGCTTATAATGATTTATTTAAACCACAAGGTAAACTCAATCGGTATTTAAGAAATCCATTAAACTTACCGGCCGATATAAGCGGCGCATTAGAGCAAGGAACTCGTATTGGTATATTCTCAAAAGCAAAGAAAAAAGGGTTATCTGATATAGAAGCCGCAAACGAAGCTAGGCAAGCAACATTAGACTTTGCGAGGGGCGGCACAAGAGCTAAGGTTGTTAATCGAGTAATACCGTTCTTTAATGCGGGAATGCAAGGAACTGATAAACTTATTAGGACATTCAAAGAAAACCCAACTGCAACAATGATGTGGGGAGCTGCTACTATAACCATGCCGAGTGTTATTCTAACTGGTTATTATTTATACGGAGCGCCAGAAGACGAAAGAAAAGAATATTTAGAAATTCCTCAGTGGCAGCGAGATATGTTCTGGGTTCATAAAAAAGGCGGGGTCTGGTTGCGTTACCCTAAACCATTCTCATTAGGTTATGTATTTGGATCAGTACCAGAAAGATTTATGACGTGGATGTATGAGGGAGATAAGCCAGAGGGTGAAGCTTTATGGAAGGATTTAATGATGGGGTTGGGTGGAGCTATAAGCCCAGTATATGACGCAAGTGCTTTATTACCGCCACTGGTGAAGGTGGGTGTGGAGACAGCAACAAATTATAATTTCTTTACGGGTAGAAACATTCACCCGACATGGATGGAAAGTTTAGAGCCTGAACAAAGGAAGAATAAATATACGAGTGAGACAGCCATTGCAGCTGGGAAAGCTCTTGGTGTTTCTCCAGCGAAGATTGATAACGCTTTACGTGGGACGATAGCAGGAAGCGCTCATTACGTGACTGGAGCGGGAGATGCAATACTAAACCAAGTTAAAAAATGGAATGACGAGGAGATACCAGAAAAGCCAACATCACTAGCGGATATGCCAGTAGTTAGAGCTTTTATTGTACGTGACCCCACAGGTTCTGCCGCTCAAAGCACAGCCAATTTTTACAAAACATTAAAAGAGGTTGAGCAAAAAGCCGCTACATTTAAAAAGTTAGAAGGCGAGGAAAAGCAAGAGTACCAAGAAAAGAATGAGTTATTATTGCAAGCCGCTGGAGGAATGAAGGGTTTTTCTAAGCAGGTGTCCGCTTTAAACAAACAGCGCAATAGAATCTTCGAGGATGTGACGATGGGTGGCGATGATAAAGCAGATATGATAAAAGAACTAGATGACCAGATATTAATAATAGCGCGCGAAGCTAACCAATACTTTAACGAGACGGTATTAGATAAGTGAAAACATTAAGTGAAAGGATTTGTAAAAGACGAGGAGTATATTAGCGCGCAAACAACCTTTAATGAAGCAAAGGTAACGCAAGGCGAGCCTTTTATTGAAGGTTCTGCGACATATGATTTAATTCCTAGTAACTTCCGGGAGTTTACAGCAACGGGCGGATCTAGCACCTTTTTCGAAACAGCGCTAACATGGTACGAGGATTTATAAACAGTAACTATTTGTATAATACAAGTAATTAATGTAGATTAAACACAGGGGTTTATATGACAACAACAGATACAGCGACAAAGTTTAGATATTTAGGCAATGCATCAACGGACACGTTTGCCTTTAGTGGCAAAGCGTTTACTGCTGCGGATTTAGTCGTACAGATAATCACTAGAGCAACGGATGTATTAGAGGAAACTCTGACAATAACGACGGATTACTCAGTGACTATTCTAACAGATGGCACAGCAAGTATCGTAACTGTTTCAGGAAAGATTCCAGATAACACACAAGATATACAGATACTGCGAGCGTTAGCTCAGACCCAGACAACATCATTGCCAGTGGGAACTAAATTTCCTGCAAAGCTTGTAGAGAACTCTTTGGATAGAGCTGTAGGATTATCACAGGATTTAGAGGAGGCGGTAACGCGTTCGTTAAAATTCCCATCTACAACATCTACTACCGTTGCTACATTGCCAGAGCCTACAGACGACGCAGTATTGGCTTTTGATGGCACAACAGGAACGTTTAAAGTGGGTGCTACAAATACAAGTTTAGTAGCTGGAGCAACAGCAGCGGCAGCGAGCGCAGCCGCCGCGTCAACTAGCGCTAGTAATGCAGCGACGTCTGAAACTAATGCTGGTACAAGCGAAACAAACGCAGCAGCAAGCGCTGTAGATGCTGCTGATTCTGCTGCTAGCGTTAATTTACCTAGTATCTCAGTGACAGACACCGGAGCGATACTTCAGGTTAATACTGCGGGAACCGCTTATGAATTATTGACCGCTGGAACGGCTGGAGAAGTTCTAACTTCTAACGGCCCAGATGCTGCTTTGAGTTACAGACAAGCAGGAGGCTTAGTTCTGCTGCAAACACAAACTGCAAGCGCATCCGCTACAATAGATTTTACTTCTAGTATAGACAGCACCTATACCAGTTATGTGTTAAGATGGGTTGATGTTGTTCCTGCCGTTGATGGGGTTGTACTTCGGTTACGAGTTAGTATAGCTGCATCTTTTAAATCAGGCGCTTCTGACTATAAGTGGGCGGCAGTGAGTGTTGCTGGAGATAGTGCTTCTGCCACTGGCTCTGTAAACGCCTCAGATGGAGAGATTCTTCTTAGTCCAATACTGGAACAAGGGAATGGGACAGGTGAGTCCACTAGTGGGGAGATAACAATCGCTAACCCAAGCGGGACAGCTTTGTATAAACAGATAAGATGGAACGCGTCCACTATGAATAGCGAGGCTGTGCAGTGTTCTCACGTTGGGGCAGGTATATATCAATCTGGAGTGCAGGCTGTAGACGGCTTAAGATTCATCTTCTTCTCTGGTAATATAACATCTGGCGTGTTTAAACTATATGGAGTTATATAATGAAAACAGTACAGGATAAAGACGGTAACGTCATAGAAGTTACAATTGACACACCTTGTCACGCGGGGAAGGACGGGCGCCTTCCAGTGATGCTTGATGTTACGCTAGATGCAACAATTTTCAATGAAATGGCAGCCAAAGAAGTTACCGCAACGATAAAGAAGGTTGATTATATAGCGAACCATAAATACAAAGATGACCGCCAGCGCGCTTATGCCCCAATAGGGGAGCAGTTTGATATGATTTATTGGGATCAAGTTAATGGCACGACAACCTTCAAAGACCATATTACGCAAGTAAAATTAGATAATCCAAAACCAAAAGGAGAAAAATAATGGCTACAGTAAATAGAACACGAGTAAAGAATTTAACCAATAGCGAAACTATAACATGGGCCGCGGTTACTGGCAGTGATGTTGGTGATGCTTATGAGTATAGTAAATTTGCTGATAAGACGGTACAGGTACTCGGCACGTTTGGCGATACATTAACTATCCAAGGAAGTAACGATGGCACCAATTGGGCGACTTTGTCTGATAGCTCTGGTGTTGAGTTAACCTTCACAGCCGCAGATATAAAATTGATTGCAGAGAGTCCTCGTTATATTCGCCCTTCTGCTGGCGCTAGTATCACAAGTGTAACCGTTATAATCCAAGCCACGAGGGATTAGTATGTCCAGAAGACGCAGGAGATTGTTATCTAGCACCGCTATCAACGTAGTATTAGATGGTGAGTTGCCCTCATACGTAACTTTCACACGCGCATCATCTGGCACATATTTCGATAGTGCTGGAGTACTACAAACTGCAACAACTAATGAAGCTCGTAACCATTACCTACAAGACGGGTCGGGGCTTAATGGGTTGTTGATTGAAGAAGCTAGAACAAATATACTTCTATATAGTGAGCAATTTGATGATGCGACGTGGGCTGGTAATACCGCCACAATCACCGCTAATTCGGTTGCTGCCCCTGATGGCACTTTAACGGCGGATACAGCAACTTTTACAGGAACTCAATTAGTTAGACAAACAGTCACAGGGTTAACTAACCCCACAACTTTAGCGCCTTCTATATTTATTCGTGCGGCTGCCGCTACTACTGTTAATATTCGTCAGGGTAATGCTGCGGCTGGCTTTGAAGAAAAGGCAGTAACGACCTCTTGGCAACGTATAGAAGCAACTGTCGGCAGTAACGCTTCAAGCTTCTTTAACTTTGATGTTCAAGGGACAGATACAGAAGTCTATATTTGGGGCGGGCAATTAGAGGCTGGCTCTTATGCAACTAGTTATATTGCAACCACAAGCGCCTCTGTTGCAAGAGCTGCTGATGTTGCGTCAATAGACTTAACGGCTGTTAGCTGGTTTAATGCAACTGAGGGCGCTTTATATGTTGATGCGACACTAACAGCAGCACGCTCACTCGCTCCGTATGCAGTAATTAATGATGGTTCCGCAGTGAATAGACTATTAATATATACATCAGCTTCAACCTCCGTCCAAGGTTTAGCTACAGTGGCCAGCGCCGCGGTGGCAGCGCCAACAGTAACAGGTGTAACTACT